GCGTTCACTCGTATTTCCTGTAATGTGTAATGCCTTTGCAACCATTGATTATTCGGCCAATGTCCCCGACGCCAACTCTGTAGCAGACACTACTGATGAGGCCGCTTACGGCATTTGGGTCCATGAAGGCGATTTTACCTTTGAGGCTATTGTGACTCCATATGACATTAATGGCTATGGGACATACGATGCCACAAGAACTCCACCAAGCATTACCGCATCAAAGAAGATTCTTCCTGCTTTGGGCCAATCCGTCTATGATGCGAGCCTTGAGGGAAACTATGAAAGCGAATTGTATTTGTCAAGAACCAACCGCTTGACCCACGAAATGATGATTTTCTACAGTAGCGATTTTCAAATCAGCCTTGTGAACACTTCTCTGCACAATGAGAACCAACCCGCTACCTACAAGATTAGAGCGAGAATCCGCTTGGGAAGCACTACGGAAGTCATTGACACTGATACGCTGATTACTCCGAACATTGCTCGCCACTACACCTACACTGGAGTTTCGGGTTTCACCACTGATGGTAAGGTGAAGTATGACAATTCGGGAACAGTTACCTCGGTTAGTGGAACTACGCTTGTCGTTTCTAGCACGGCTGGTTTCTATGCAGGCTTGGAGTTGTTTTACAGAGATGGCGGGAACTTCATTAGCATGGGAACTATTGCTTCTGTTGATTCTGCTACAGACCTTACCATGTCGGCTGATGTGGACACTTCGGCTAACGGGACTGTTTTCTTTCATGAAGACAAAGACCCACTTTACATCAACAATCTGTTTCATATCGCTTGCGCTTGGAATGACACAGGTAAAACACTTAGAATCTACTTTAACGGAAACCTCGTTAAGACTGCTACTCATTCCCAAACAGATGGCTTTTCTTTTTCTAGAGAAGACTTCTACATTGGAGCAAATGGCCAAGGTGCAACTGGTAGTGAATCAGCCATTACCAACAAACAATTCATGGGAGAGATGCATGAGATGGCTTTGCTGAATTACAGGAAAAGCCAATTTGCTGGAAGAAACAACCTTCTCCCAAACTATGATAACACGCTTTTGTATCTACGATTTGAAGAGGTGGACTTGTAATGGCGTTGGCTCTCAATCCGTTTAGTGCGGCTGATAGTGCCCCTACAAACCCTATGTTTCAGCAGTCTTCCTTTTCCGACAATGACCGTATGTTTACGGCAGTTGTTCCAAACGGCGACATTTCATTCACTATTGCCCACTTTGCAGGTTCAGTTACAGAATACTCCAATCTTCACAATACCAAAGGTTTTCGCATTAAGTGCTATGATGCTTTGACAACTGACGGAGTTTTGTTCAATCCCGGCGACTTTGATACTTACGATTACTTTGTGTTGATTTATTCGGATGATGATTACAAGCATCACTTTGCTAGGATTAAGGAAGTCATTAGTGAAGACACTACTGGAGATGCTTTTGAGTTTGAACCAAAGATTGGCAATGAAATTCCTAAAGATACCAAGTTTATGATTTTCAAAGGCCCCACAAAGGCTACTGATGTGATTGCTCTTTCCGCTGGTATTCTTCAAGACTCTACTAGTGCAGACCTTGAATCCAACTTGGTTTGTGCTAGACCACTGTTTTACTTCTACGATGGGCTTGACAAAGAAGGTGAACTGAATCATGACACGAAATACTATGTCATGCAGAACGGCGGTTCTGCCGCTTCATACACTCTCAGCAAAGACTCATTGAGTGGCAACAAGGATGCTCATACATTCATTACCAAGCAAGACTTTGGACAAACCATTGTTGACTACAGTAAGTTCTCTTTGAGAGTTACCGTTACGGATAACTTGAGAACGCTGGACACGACCTACTCTCCGTTGACAACAAACGAGGGGCAAACCGTTACCTATCAAGGTCACAACTATGATTCCAGTTATCCAAACGCTCGCAGAGATAGCGACGGAGATATTACTACACGCTCCCACACAGGGCCAAAGCGATACCTTCACTACGACCATTCTCCTTTGAGGGCCAACTTCACTTATGGCGTCTACAGTCACAAGACCTACGACTCTGTTAGCGGAAGAGGTGGCTTTTCGGAAACCAAGATTGTTGATACGGCTCGCATTCTACAAAAGAAAATCACGGAGTTCACCGAATACAAAGTGAGGCATATTGTCCACCGTGCGACCTTGGACGATTGGTTTGCTCTTGAAGCAACCATTACCTCGGATGATGGTTCTCATGGATTTACCTTCAATACTGATTTTGATTTGGACGACTTCATCAATGTGGGAGATGAGATGAAAATTGATGGTCGCATCTACATTGTTCAAACCATTGGGGGTTTCAGTAATTTCTCGCAAACCATTACAATGCGAAACAGAAGCCGTTTGGAAACAGAAGCCATTCTAAGTTCCGGCTATTACAGTCCGACTTCTGGAGCGATTGCATATCGTCGGGCATACAATTTTACAGATAAAACCCTAATGGTTGATTTTGACATTATTAATGACAGATTCTCTAAACTTAGCGTATCTTTTATTTCGCTAAATATGGAAGAACTCTTCGCCACTGTAACTGCCGCAGACGCTACCAAGAAAATGATTACCCTAGCGTTCACAGGGGACTCCTATTACGCCGACCCCTTGCGATATACTGGCGGTGAATTCCTCGTCCATGTAGAGCGGTTTAACGGCGAAATTGAAGAGGTTGTGAGTAAGAAGGAGAACGGGCAGACTATCTTTGAGGTCAAAGGCCGAGATAAGTTCAACAAACTGATTTCTCCAATCGTGAACCTCAACAGTTTGTTTAGCGAAGACATTGTTTATTCCAGCAACAGTCCATACAACAAACTAGTGCCGATGGATGGAAATCGGTTTGATGTTGCATTGGGCGATACTGAACTAGAAACAGACATTATGGCCATTCAATTTACCAACTTACCCGAAGTTGGCGACCACCTTTTCACAGAACATGGCTACATTGGTGAGGTGACTGACAAGGAAACCTACGGCGTTTTCAAAATTAGATTGATTTTTGCAAGGGGCGCAATGTCCGAAGCAAATAACGATTTCATCTATGTTTCTAGCGACAAGAACTACATCTTCACAAAGGCTCTAGGTTCGTCCCATCTTGCAACAAACTCTCCCACTTCTCTCACCGGTTCAGCAAACAAGGGAGTGTTCTTTACAGGGGGCAACCAAATCAATGCTTCTACTGGTGCAGAAACCGCTTTGCTTGCAGGAACAAGTAGCCATACAGACCCTAGAGCAGTTGGCTACGCTATCAACAAACCCAGTTCTATTTCCGAAGACCGTAGTTTCCAAGCAAAACTACACGATGAGTTTGGTAGCAGTGACCCAGCCACCTTTGATACCGTCAATACGCTGATGGACTTTGAAGTGGTTAGCATTAGCAAGAAAGACAACTTCTCTGAAATTGAGTTGGCTCCCTACATTCCCGTTACTTTGGGAAGGAAGGTGGAGTATCACTTTGACACCACCGAATACACCTTTACACAGGTAGCCACAGTTACTACCGTTTCAACGGAAACTGATGACTCCTACTTCATCACAACTTCTACTACTGCTTACGATTTGAACCCCGGCGATTCGTTGTTTGTTGGGGACTCCAAGACCTTTGTTGGTAAGGTTTCTAGAATTGTTATTGGGACTACTTCTTCAGCAGTGGGAATCTATGTTTACTTGGATAGGACGCTTTACAATTTCAGTGTGTCGGACATTGTGTATAGCATGGGAAAACCTACTCATGATTTGGTGTTCATCAACGGAGCGCACCTTTGGGGCGGAAAGATACTGACTATTCCTCACCCTCTCTTGAACAGTTACGGAACCTCGCCGTTGAACTTAGAGAACATCAATTCGGGTTCCGATGATTATGCTGAAAAGCACGGGCAACTCTACTACAAGATGAACGGCAGAACGATTGGTAACTTTGGGTTAGAGAAGGGATTGTTTAGAGATACTGCATTTAGTTCTCGTTTCATTCTACCTAAGTTCTACAACAATAGGTCGCTTCTCAACCATCACACCGAAGCCTACCAGTTTAAACCAAATACCTCCACAAGCAACCTAAACCTGTTTGATAAAACAGATAGTTCTCACAGGTCTTTCCAAGTGGACTTTAGAGGGCAAACGAGTTCTTTTGGTTCTAATGGGGCGAATACTCGCATTCACACCGATGTAGATGAGAACAAATACAGAGGCGGTAACTTTGAACAGAATATGGCCAAGTTTGTAGATTACGACCAATCCGCATTGAGATTGTTCCTCTACATCACTTCTGACTTGTTACCTTATTCTTCTCTTAGAACAGATAGCCTCATGAGAAGTGATAAGACGCTTAACGAGTATTCCATGTTCTTTTTGGAAGACAAGAACACGAAGGATTCTAGCGTGGGCTTGGGAAGCAGACTAGCATTAAGAGATTCAAACTTCCAAACTTCTGCTATTCAAAGCAACCAAGACATTTCTACCTTGAAACGCTTTGGCCTCATGCGCTTGACAGAGTTGTGTTTTGATTTCCTGTTCAACCCAGTCAATCCCGAAAAACCAATTCCTTCTAAGATTGCAGGAAATGTTTCCTACTCAATGTCGTCTTATGTGGTTGACCCGGACAGTTACGGAAATATGGCCGTTACAGGAATAAGTGGAACAGTCATTACTTTTGATAGTAACCAAACTTTGAGCGCAGGGGACAAACTTTACGATGCAGAAAACGGGCAGTTCATTGGGGAAATCGCTAGCGGTAGTCTTGCCTCATACACTCTTTCTGCTAACGGCAGATTGACTCAAGATGGCTCTAGAGCAAACAATGCAGTAGTTGTTGAAACAACAGGGCATTTCTTCTACGGTAAGAATCAAAAAGATAGCGTCTACAAAGTTGACTTGGGTTCAATGAATCCTTTGAAGTGCGTTATTTTGCCCGATACTAGCACTTGGGGTCAGACTAGCGGTGACAAATACAAAGAGGACGACGATGGTAATTCTGTTTTCTATGGAACCGATGCTGAAATCCTTTTGCCCCTGTTTACCGATGTATTTGGTAGTTCCACGCCGGGGGCCGGGAATGGCGGAATTAATCTGCAAGTCAACTCAAACTCGGCGGAGGCTAGTGATATTCGGACCATTCAAAACCTAGTGAACTCGCTTCAATCCTCTACCGGAACACACGGCCTATCCTCCACAATTGGAGTTGTTCTCGGAACTTACGAAGTTGAAAATGCAACAAAGGAACACTCAGCAAAGGTGGGAATGACCACTCAAGTTCTAGCAGATTCAGAAGGAATACTCTTGCTGAATAATACAACTGATGCTTCCTTGACCCCAGTTGAGGGCTACCATGTTGCTTTGCACGACGATGCTTTTCAGTTCAAGAGCGTTGAGAATCTAGGGGACACTTCGCACGATTCTTTGTCTAAACCTTACGGTGTTGCCGGAGTCAACATGGTTTTCAAACCAAGACTCTACACTCACACTCTGCCAACAGTTGTAGATGTAAAATCCTCAAACGGCGTTTTGAAGAAGAATACCATCAGTGTAAGCAGTGGGCAGAACGCCTTTTTGAAATACATTGATTTGACCGGTTGCTACTTGGTCCCCGAAACTGGTAGGCATGTTACTGGGACTTCTGTAAGCACCTCAACTACCTATGAGTTTGTGGATGCTACTGCTAAGGCCGTTTCCGAAGAGTTGGGAATTAGCATGAACAACATTTCGCCCCTTAACCTCGTTTATGTTGTTGCCCATGAAGTGGACGATACCACCTCAACCGACCATCACTTGATTACGGACTCCGAACTTCTAGACAACACCCCTTACAGAATCCTACAACCAAACGAAACTTGTCTTTACGATTTCTTCCCCGACAAACTCAACATTGGAACACTATCCTCCGAATACACCAAAATCCCCGGAGAGCGTAAAGTGTTCAACACCAAAGACAACTACACTGTGAGAGAAGGGAATGACGAAACTCCGGGCAACTTCATTGAGAATGAAGGGGTTCTATCCATGTTTGTTGTAGTAGACTGCGATAGGCAGAACGCTGGGCCAAGTCTGGTTCAGCAT